TAGAAATCAAAGCAGTTGATGGATTATCACCTAAAAGAACTACAAAATGATTTGCAGTGTTTTCTAGATAATTACCATTTGGTAGGCGATCTTTAAAAGATTTATCCCTAGTAGTTGTACTCACAATATCGCTATCTGCGCTGTGAATTGCTACTGGAGAGCCTTTTCCTTCACCTCTGTCTTGCCATTCTACGTATTTTCTTTCATAGAATACTGGCAATACATTTATTCCTTTACTACCATCAAAAACTTCATTTGTGACAGTGTTAAGGATCATGCCTGGTTCTGCACCTTCGACATATTTACCATCTCTTTTATTTACTTCAGGAGATAGTTGTCCTAAGACTTTCAGAAATGGTAACGCAAGATCTTCCTGCGTCATATTCTGAGAGCCAGCATTTGCGTCAGCTTCGAAAAGATTCGTAGCCAATGCACCTGCATTTTCTTTTTTAGCTATGTTTGTTTCTTGGTTCATAGTTATTGTTTCCTTTTTATTGTTGTTTTA